GTAGATCGCATTGAAACACGCCAGATGGAAATGATGGATTTGTTACTCGAAAGATTACAATTATCCACAACCCGAAAGGCTACAAATGGCAGCAAGAAAAAAGCAAGCCCAAGATCTAGACGCGTATAGTCCTTTAGAAGCTTATTGCATTGGCTTGCATGAGTATTATAAAGGCTTACGCAAGGCTGGCTTCTCTATCGAGATTTGCATGGCGCTGCTCATGGACAAAGGTTCATATCCAGATTGGTTACTTCCTAAGCCGGTAACCTTCGACCCAAATAATCCCGACCATACGCCGTATGAGGATGACGAGGACTAATTGAAGAAAATACTCGTAGTTCCAGACTTACAAGTTCCCTACGAGGATGTTAAAGCCGTTAGCAACCTATCAAGATTTATCAAGAAACAAAAGTTCGATCAAATTATCACTATCGGAGATGAAATTGATCTCCCACAAATCTCACGCTGGACCGAAAATACACCCGGCTGGTATGAGCAAACACTAGCTAGTGATCGAGATCGCGCAGTTGAAGTTCTTTGGGATTTACAAGTAACCGATGTAATCCGCTCCAACCACACCGATCGCCTATATAACGTGATCATGAAAAAGATCCCAGCCTTCTTAGCATTGCCAGAACTTCGCTTCGAGAAGTTCATGAAGTTCGATGAACTGGGCATCAAATACCACAAAAAGCCATTAGAGTTCGCGCCTAACTGGATCGCTATCCATGGAGATCATGGCAGCCTAAATCCACAACCCGGTTTAACAGCCCTAGGACACGCTAGAAGGCATGGAAAGAATGTTGTCTGTGGTCATACCCACCGCGCAGGTCAATCGGCCTTTACAGAGGCTTCTGGGGGCGTTTTAGGGCGTGTTCTAAGGGGCGTTGAGGTTGGTCATCTTATGGATATTAAACAAGCCGGTTACACCCATGGAACTCAAAACTGGCAACAAGCGTTCGCAGTCTTCTATGTCGACCGAAATCGGGTCAGCCCAGTCCTTACCTATATTGAAAAAGACGGCTCGTTTATCTTTGAAGGTAAGCGATATGGGTGAATGGGGCATCGTGCTTGACGAGCTTCATGACTTTGAAGCGTTACCAAATCGTTATCAAGTAGGGCGTGTCGGCTGCTTGTTCAAGTCGTAGGACTATGCAACCCTTCAGTTGTGGAGATACCACACAGAAAGGGCTTCAAATGATTTTATTAACTATTCTGCTAACTAACTGCTTTATGGCAGGGCTTGGGTTATTCCTAGGCTATTGGCTTGGCCATCGTGATGGAAAGCGCGAAGGCTGGATTGCTGGTCGCTCCCTTATGAGAGTTAACTTGAATGAAGTCAAGTGAAATCTTACTTAGTGCCACAGACATTATTGGCCAACGCGGAGCCGTTTATGGACATCCAAGAGTCAACCAGACTCGAATTGCACTTCGATTGCAGCAGCTTCTCGAAATCCCAATCGCAGACTTTACTGCGTGTCTGGCGATGGTCGAAGTTAAGCTTGCAAGGATCCAAGAAAGTCCGAACCACATGGATTCTTATATTGATGCGTGTGCCTACATCGCACTTGCAGGAGAACTCGCATCTGAACCTGACGAAGATTATTAAGCATAAGGAGATTATCGATGGCATTTAACCTAGACAATTACGAAACAGTAGAAGTCAGACTGGAGAAGTTCATTAAGGACTTTCCAGATTTTCGCATAGACACAGAATTGGAGAGTTTTGCAAATGATCGATTTATTGTTAAAGCGTACCTTTACCGTACTTTCGCGGATAGTACGGCATTCTCGACCGGATATGCTGAGGAGAAAATTACTGAGCGGGGTGTTAATTCTACTAGTGCGTTGGAAAATTGCGAGACTTCAGCGATCGGCAGAGCGCTTGCTAACGCAGGTTACGCAACTAAAGGAAAACGGCCATCAAGAGAAGAAATGGTCAAAGTTGCAAGATCTGAGAATGACGCGGTTGTCGAAAAAGTTTCTCCGCCAGCACAATTTATAAACACTTGGGATCAGTTCATAGAACCTAAAGAAACAAAGCCAGAAGTTACCCTGGCTGAAGCTGCAAACTTAGTCATGCAAGACATGGATGGACTTCCAGTCCTAACTTGCAAGCATGGTGAACGCATCGTCAAAGAAGGATTAAGGAAAGGCACAGGAAGGCCTTGGAAGGCTGCAATGTGCAAGCTTGAATCTGGAGTCATGAAAGATCAGCGATGTGATCCAATCTGGTATCTAATCGATCAAGCAACTGGTAAATGGCGCTTACCAGAAGGAGTTGAATGATGATTTATGACGAATTATTAGCGATCGTGGATGATTACGATATTGGCGTGTTCAATGGAATGGTGCGAAAACAAGCGGTTGAGGCCGTAGCGCAAGTCTTTCGTGCAGTAGTGGAATTACATAAGCCAATGGCAGATTGGCGCAAAAGTCCACTTGAGTATGATGTTTGCGCTTGTTGTGGGTGGGAAGTCAAATATCCATGCCCAACCATTCAAGCCATAGAAAAAGAACTTGTCTGATGGGTTACGCAGAGCTGATAAATGAGGATGGACATATCATCCGATTAGGTGAAACCACTATGCCTAGTTGTATTAACTGCAATGAGATACCAGATATAGATGATGTTGTCAGAATTGTCGACATTAGCCCTATACGCTGGAAATGTATTAAATGCGGATGCGTTAGTGACTTCCCAAAGCCGTAAATATCGTGGGTATAAAACTCAACGCATAGTTGCAGACTACTTGCGTCAATGGTGGCCATACGCGGACTCCGTTGGCGCTGGTAGGACTGGATCAGACATTCTTAATGTTCCATTCGATGTTGAAGTCAAAGCTAGAACTGGATTCCAACCTAAAGCGGCGTTAGATCAATTAAAGAGTCGCGAAGAAGGTAAAATTGGATTTGCAGTTCTACGCTTGAATGGGCAAGGAGAAGATCCAAAAGATTATTGCGCGTTAATGCGCTTTGAAGATTTAGCAGCGTTGTTGGTTGCTGCTGGATACCATCGACAACAAGTCCAAGAGCCAATCAGATGCGATCAATGTGGATCATGGAAGATTAGCGGTCAGGAGTGTAAGACATGCCAACTTATGAGTTCCAATGCACAGAGCATGGATCATTTGAATCAATAAGATCAATCACATCAGATATTCCAGAATCCTTGGAATGCCCTGTATGTGGAATTGCTAGTAATCGCGTCTATTCAACCTTTGGTATTAGCCTTAAAGGTGGTGGTTACTATTCACGCCCATAATACGACACGCCGACTGACCAGCACTTATGCATTTCAATTTGACACGACTGATACGCTAAAACGGCTAAAGCCCTTCAGGGGCTTAACGCAAGCCGCAACGCGGATTGCTTGCGTGGTAGCCATCGCTATTGGGAGCCTATTGTCTAGTGCGGCTTATGCCTATGCACCAAGACAAGGCTTTGAAAAGATTGATGCACTTAAAGCTTATGCGTCTATGCAAATGAATGACAAACAATTCAAATGCTTAAACCAGTTATACATATATGAATCTCATTGGAATACACAAGCTACTAATGGATCGCATTGGGGCATACCACAAGGTGAATCTGTATGGCTTAAAGATAAGTCTGGATACATACAGATAGACTGGGGTCTACGCTATATTAAGCATAGATATAAGACACCATGTAATGCATTGCATCACTTCAATAGATATGGATGGCACTAATGACATCACACTTGGGTAGTGCCAAGTGGAAGCGCACACGCTTGGTAGTGTTAAGGCGTGATGGTTATATATGTGCATACTGTGGTAATCCAGCCAACACAGTAGACCACATAGTGGCACGTGTGAGGGGTGGTTCTGATGCACTAGACAACCTAGTTGCAGCATGCGCTCGATGTAACAGCAGTAAGCGCGACAAGCGTAAGCCGTTTTTTTTATCAAGAACTTCTACCCCCCCTGCCTTTATCGACATTTCTCTCCCCGACACGCAGTCAACGATCCCAGACAGTCCTTTTCTGCGCGGAATTGAATCGGCTTAGCCATGACTTCAACCGGAACGGAACTGGCTGTTCGAGGGGCAACTGAAGTAGCGGTTGTCAAGACTCGAAAGAGAAAGCCACGCGTGGGCCACACCAAGCCGCGCATCATGACTCCGGCTATTAAAGGCGCTACCAAAGGCGATGAGATTGCTGCACTAGCTGAGAAGATCGGTATGCCACTCCTGCCTTGGCAAAGGTATGTTCTAGATGACATGATGCGACTTGATAGCAAGGGAATGTATCGGCGCAAGACTGTCGGCGTTTTGGTGGCTCGTCAGAATGGCAAAACCCACCTTGCCCGGATGAGAATCATCTATGGGTTAATGCAGGGTGAACGAATCGTGGCGATGTCATCCAATCGCAACATGGCTTTGGATACTTTTAGAGAAGTCGCTTATACAATCGAATCAAATGAGTTTTTGAAAGAGATGCTTAGGGCTAAACCAAGACTGGCTAATGGTCAAGAGCGGATCGAGTTTAAGAATGGTGGTCGCTACGAGATTTGTGCAGCTACAAGAGATGGAATGCGTGGTAAGACTGCAGATTTACTTTATGTAGACGAATTGCGTGAAATTACTGTCGATGCTTGGACTGCTGCGCGACCAGTTACAAGAGCAAGAGCAAATGCTCAAACGATTACTACATCAAACGCCGGTGATGGATTCTCTGAAGTTCTCAACGATTTAAGAGAGCGCGCGTTACAATACCCTAGTGAAACTTTCGGATGGTACGAGTATTCCGCTCCGCAACATTGCAAAATTGGGGATCGAGATGCTTGGGCTATGGCTAATCCTGCATTGGGCTTCACAATTACAGAGGAAGTTTTGGAAGAGTCGGTAGCGACCAACTCAGTAGAAGCAACTCGCACCGAATTACTTTGCCAGTGGGTAGCAGCTTTAGAATCACCTTGGCCAGTCGGAGCAATCGAAGCAACTAGCGATTCAGATCTAGTCCTTCCACCTGGACAACCAACAATCTTTGCAATCGATGTATCGCCATCAAAACGATCCGGCGCTTTGGTGGCAGGTCAGATTATGCCAGATGGCAAAATTGGCGTGGGCATCATGCAGTTATGGTCAAGCGATATTGGTATTGACGATCTTAAAATGGCTCGCGAGATCCAAGATTGGGTCGTTCGTTACCATCCGCAAATGCTTTTATATGACAAATATGCAACCCAATCAATAGCCGACAAGCTAATAGCAAGCGGTGTTATTTGCGAGGACATATCTGGACAACAGTTCTATCAAGCTTGTGGCGATTTGCTTGATGCTTTCGTCAATATGAAGCTTGTGCATTCCGGTCAGCCGGAACTTGTAACTCACTTGAATAATTGCGCTATGAAAACCAACGATGCTGGCTGGCGAATCATTCGCCGTAAATCTGCTGGCGATGTTACCGGAGCGATTTGCCTTGCCATGGTGGTCCATCAACTTTCAAAACCACAAACGACACCCAATATCATAATTGTATAAATCTAGTCAAATGCTATAATATATGCTTATGGGATTTCTGGATAACTTTCGCCG